GAATGAATTATCATTTTGAACGCAACTTCTGGCTGAAATGGTATTGGCCCTATGTGGATACCTTGTACACCAAAGAAGGCCACTACGGAACCCGGCAATCAGCCAAAAGCCATAACATTGCCAGAAAGCTGATCTACCATTCGTTCAAACCGGAACAGTTCAACGTCATTCATTCCAGAAAGGTCTATTCAGACATTGAAGGTTCAACATTCACTCTGCTGACCAATCTAATTTACAAGCATTTCAAGAATGATTTCATCATCCGAAAGAATCACTTTGAGATCATTAACAAGCACACGGGTAACTGGTTCAGAGGTCTTGGAATGGACAAGGCAGAAAAGGGTAAAGGTGTGGAAGGGGCTAACATTGCTTGGTTGAACGAAGCCAATCAATTCACCCGTGAAGATGTGGACTACATCGACACAACCCTACGGGGTGAGTCTGGTGTTAAGATCAGTCTGATCATGGACTGGAACCCGGAGAGCATCAACCATTGGCTAAAAAAGGAAGTTGATGACAACATCAACAAACCGGATTGCCTCTATCACAAGTCAACCTTTTGGGATAATTACACAATCGACCGGGAAGCATTGCACGAAAGACTTTTGCGGATTAAAGGTCACGGGATGGAAGGTGAACGCAGGTACAAGGTTTGGGCCTTGGGCGATTGGGGTATTGAAGACATCGACCGGACCTTTGCGTATGCCTTTGACCAAGGCAAGCACGTTGTAAAAGGCCCGATTCAGGTTGTTCCACAGTATGACCTTTACTTGTCCTTTGACTTCAACGTGACCAACACTTGCGGAGTTTATCAGTTCCTGAAGAATGCCCCTGGTCAAAAGTATTATGCCGTAATCAGCAAAATTAAAACGTATCGAATCGGTGATCTCAGAGTCTTATGTGAGACCATCAAAGCCGAATATCCAAAGGCCAGATTCATTATCAACGGTGACGCATCAGGCCAGAACAAGAGTGCATTCACATCCGATAACATCTCAGCATACACGGCCATAAAGGCCCATCTGCAACTGAACGATTACCAGATTCAGGTTGCACCGTCTAACCCGTCACACATCCAGTCCAGAGTCATCACCAACATGGTCTTTCAGATGTGCAAGGTTCAAATCAGCGATGAGAACGACCTGACGATTGAGGACTTGAAGCAAGCACAGGTAGACCGGAATGGCTCGTTAGACCCGTGGAAAACAAAGAACCCGAACCTATCCCACAGTCTGGATGAATTTAGATATTTTGTTTTTACTAATTTTAATGAAATTGCATCCTTTATTGATCTGTAAATATGAAATGTTGCGATACGTGTTATTCGATTTGTGAGCCTCTGATTTCTTGCTTTGAAACCCTCTTGGTTTATCTGCCGATTGGTTATGCGGATGAAACGGTTAAGATCAGGATCGGCAACGGCCAGAACCATGTGACCTATCAGACCTCTGAGGTCATCGGTGGTACGCACATTCAGATTGATCTGGACAACACATTAATTCCGCAAGGGTTCTTCTCTGGCTTTGGTGGACCGTATCAGATTGAGTTCTTTGGAACAGACCTGAACCAATTGACATTTGTTGCAATTGACGGAAAAACGTATAATTGCATCACCTTCCAAGTTGTGAACGGATCAACAGATGAAACGGTTGCTTTCGTGAATGCGTTCTACAACGAGATACCAGGGGGCTACTGATCAATGAGAAAGCAGAACGGATTGAATGTTTATACGCACGATGAGGCGGTTGATATGCTGCTTAATCAGCACGAGCCAAAGCCTGAAAGGGATAATTCAGTCTTCAAAATCCTTCTGGTTCTGGCAGTCCTATTCATACTTTCAATCCTTTTGTTTTAACCATGAATAACTATGAATCCAACTGTGGCGGCAAGCGTAGAGGGTGCTGCATTATTATGCCTGACGTTGATAGCGATTCTGTCAGCGTTCCTATCCTTGTTTATAGATCATCTGTTGGACGATCACCCATTTGGGCAGTCATACCTTTCGCAAATCCAAAAGCTACCCGTAAATCTCGCAAAACCATTAGGTGAATGTGTCTATTGTTCGGGTGCATGGCAATTTCTTATAATCTCTATTTTCATCTTTAATCAGTCAATATGGCTTTCAATATTTGGCCTTGGTTTAAATCACGTGACAATCAAACTACTGGTATTCTTACGGAAAAGGTTGAACCCGTAACCCCTCAATATAATGGGGCTGCCGACCGTAAGCATTGGGATAAAATCAAGTTTGCTTTCACTTCTGGAAACCGGAACTACTTCTGCTTTTCGCACGATATTAACATCCCTTACGAGAGGATGTACGCAGCGATTGACATTTATCGAGAGTTGGATGCGGCAGTCAATCCGGTATTCCTGGATAGCCATTGCAAGGCCGTGGATGCCGTTCTTGAATCCGAGAAGATCAAGACAAATAAGAAGCTAATGGAAATCGGCATTCTGAATGCCCGATTGAAGGAGCGTAAAGAATTGGCCATTTCGGTTCAGATTCAGTTGAAACTGGCAACGGTCAAATACTTTGACGAGGTTGAAAACCCATTCGGCTATCAGCACGATTACAACAAGGCTAAGATCGAACATTGGGCTAAATATGCCGATGTTCCCACTTTTTTTTTGAGTCTGCCGGAAAATCAATATCTGACTACTGGAGACGAGTTACAGAGGAGTTTAGCGACCTATTTAAGGGGCGAAACTCTAATGAACTTGAAGATGTTAGAGCATCATATTACATTATTAGCCTTAGAGACTTCAAACGAAGATACTCAGAAAATCTTAGCTTTGCAGAAGGGATGGGAACAGACCTTTCTGGATTGGTCGAACAACCCCTCTACACTTACTACCTGATGTACTCGCATTGGGTAGCATCACTTAAAGCTAAGAATTCCAATGCGAAAATATGAGTACCTTAAGTACCAATCAGATTGTCGTTGAATATATCATCAAGGAAGGTGATATTCAGAAGGCCCAACAGAATTTTGATAAGCTGACCGAGGCTGAAAAACGGGCTATTCTTGAAACTAAGAATCTGAATGCTGAAATCAAGAATGTTGGCACTTCATCTGAAAGGGCATTTACATCCGCACTAACTCCATTAAAGAATTCAAGTGATGCCGTTCGGTCGTTTACTACCAATTTAAGAACGGCTGCTCAGGCCGCAGTTGAAGCCGGAAACAAGGCAAGTGCAGGATTCACCGGAATAACGGCATCTGAAAAGAAAGCAGAAGCCGGAGCAAAAGCGTTCAATGATAAGCTGGTTCAACTGAACACAACCCTGACCACAACCGGAAGACAAGGTAAGGATGCAACGGATAAAGTTTCAACCGGATTGCGGAAGGTTGGTGAAAATGCTGATGGTATTGGCCCAATGATTAAACGGGCATTTGCCTTGACTGCCGTTATCGAATTCACCAAAAAGATATTTACAACATCAGCCGCATTTGAAGGACTACGAACTACAATTGACTACGCAACTCAAGGCCAACAAGAAAATGGCAAAGCGTTTCAGTATCTGATCGGATTGGCTAACACTTACGGGAAAGACCTTCAATCCCTTGCCGGAACTTATTCATCTTTTACGGCATCATCTAATCTTGCAGGAATCAAACTGGAAGAATCCAACAAGATATTTGAGGCCGCAGTAAAGGCATCAACCGCACTTGGAAAATCAAATGAAGATACGCAAGGCATCCTTTTGGCGTTCTCTCAAATCGTTTCAAAAGGTACGGTTCAGGCTGAAGAGTTAAGAGGCCAGATAGGTGAACGTATTCCTGGTGCTTTCAACCTTGCCGCCAAAGCAATGGGAGTGACCACTAAGGAACTCAATAAAATGCTTGAACAAGGTCAGGTTATATCGGCTGAGTTCTTGCCAAAATTTGCAGTTGAATTGGAGAATGCCTTTGGCGATGCGGCAAATAAAAAGATGAGTAGTTTAACGGCTACGCTTGGTCGTTTTACAACCGCATGGAGTAGGTTTCTTGAATCCCCTGCAATCAGTAAGTATCTGGCCGAAACGGTCAATCTTGCTACTGTTTCATTGGATAAGGTTCGACAATTAACCCTATCTGAAGGCGAGAAAAAAGCAGAAGCAGAAGCAAAGATTGAATCCAATATCACGACTAACCTAAAAAACGAATTGGAAGCAAGGCTGAAAGAGATTCAGGATAAGACAAATAAGAACGCTACAATGGATCAGGTTGTGATGCAGAAGTACGTTGAAACATTAGCCTTTCAATCCAAATACGAAACAGATGTAACGAATCAAAAAATCATAACCGCTAATTCATGGAATAAGGTTGCTTTAACAACGGCTCAGAATAATTTAAAGAATACCAACATTGTTTTAGCCGCACTTGAAAAAGAAATCAAAGGCTATGAGATTAACGAAAAGAAAAAGATCGAACTGACCGAGAAAGAAAAGAAAGCCATTGAAGATGCCGCTAAGAAACGCAAAAAGGCTCTTGAAGATGAGTACCAGAGAAAGGTTGAACTACTTGAACTTGACAAGCAAATAACGGCTGAAAAGATAAAACAAACGGTCGGGGCTGATCAGCAAAAGATCGCCATGATGGAGTTGGAGTTTGCCACTAACCTGAAAATATTAAAGGTTTCAAAGCAATACGCAGATTTAGAGGTTAAGCAAGCCAAAGACAAGGCCAAAATCCTACCCGAAATCATAAAGACGCAAAACGTCCAGATCGCTCAGGAATATATTGATGCCGGAATCAAAGAGCGTGAAATAAGGGTCAAAGGTGAGGACGAAGTACAACAAGGTATTTATGATGCCAAACTAAAAACCATTGAACGAAACAAAATGATTCAAGAGGCGGCAATTGAATCTGAAACCTATACTGGATTAAGACGTGAAAAAGAGGCTTTCATGCGAAGCGAAAAGCTGATTCAGAATGAAATATTGGCCAACGAGCAAATCATGGCGGCAAATGATGAAGCCGCCAACAATGGCGTTGAATCGGCTCTGGATGCCAACGCTAAGATTCTTGCAGACAACGCCAAACTGTATCGTGAACTGGCCGAATTGCGGAAAAAGGATGCGGAAGACCAAAATAAATTAAATATTGAAAGAGTTCAGGCAGTAGCACAAGTTGCCTCTGCCGTTCTGGATGGATTTATTAACCTTCAGCAACAACAGACCCAAAAAGAACTGGCAGCACTTAATAGTAAGTATGAATCTGAAATCAGGTTAGCCGGAGACAATGAGCAAAAGGTAATGGAGTTGAACGAAAAGAGACGGCAGGAAGAAAAACAACTTCGAATAAAAGAGTTTGAAGCACAAAGGGCCGCAGCAATCGCTCAAGTAGTCTTCAAGACTGCCCCGATCATTGCCGAATACCTTACAACCGGATTCCTTGCACCATTAGCCATTGCCGGACTTGCCATTGCAGCCGCACAAATCGGATTCATTGCGGCCCAACCAACACCCGAATTCAAAGAAGGAACAAAAGGTAAGCCTTTCAAAGGTGGAAAGGCCATTGTCGGTGAGATCGGTAAAGAGTGGGTTGTGACTACATCTGGGCAAGTCTACGAAACACCAGGAGTAGCTACCTTGGTCGACCTGCCTAAAGGCTCTCAAGTAATCCCACACAACGAGGTGATCAGGGCCGAACGATACATGGGTTCCAAGCTGATGAGAGAGGGCCGTGGTGACGGTGCAACGGGTCAGGTTGTTGAAAGGTTGATGAGCATTGAAAACACCTTGTCGAAACTCCCAATCACATCTTTGACAATGGACGAAAGAGGGTTCACTAAGAAGATTCAGACGAAGTCCAGAGAGACAAGGATATTAAACAACCGCTTTGGCAACTAAATAAAAAGGGATACCTTTGTCGGGCCTTCCAACAAGGTTAAGCCATAATTTTTTTTGTTTGTTCAAAAGACCCAGTCCAAAAGATTGGGTTTTTTGTTGCCAATTAATTTGAAAGTCTATTTCTATTTATTAGTTTTGTTGCAAATTAAAACAAACAAAAAAATGGAAGTCAAAATTCTTCAAATTCCTGAAAGTCAATTTAATGAATTGATTTCAAAAATTGACCAATTGCAAGAAAATCAAAATCGAATTTTTGATATTGCCCAACAAGAGCATTTGTTTGATACAAAATATCTTCAAGACCTATTGAATGTTTCGCAAAAAACTATGCAGGGCTTTAGAGACAAGGGAGATATTGAATTCATCCAAATCGGTGGTTTAGTCCGGTATAAAAAGTCGGCAGTTCAAGCTTTTTTAAGTAAATACACGCATCCAGTCAGAAAGCGGAGAACCGATCCTTCTTTTAATAGTATTGAAATGGGGTAGAAATCTACCCTTTTTACAACACAAAGAGCCTTTCAGAAATGAGAGGCTTTTTTGTTTACCTTTGTCCTATGGCAGGATGGAAGTTCTTTTTAAACGGCATTGAGGTTGCAGAACCTATCGGATGGGATGCAATTGAATTCACGGCTAAACGCCTACCATCACACGGGATTGATTCCCCATTCTCAACTGAACTAACATTCACCGGAAAAGCCG